GTAGATTTCGCTCTCCAAATCGGACTGCATGGCCTGTATCTTGTCAAAATACACCTCCATGTCGCCTTCGCCGGTTGCATTCAATCCAGTCGCCGACGTGCCCAGAAAGCGACTAACCGGAATACCATCTGCCGCCCCCACCAACACGATGAACTTTTCAAGCAGCTCTGGGAGTGTGCCGAAATTGACGGCATTGCGCGTGTACTCCTCCTCTTTGTCGAGGATACCAACACCTGCAACGCCCTTGCCTTGGGCAAACAGCGCAAACCGCGCCAACAATTGCCGCTCAAACTCCGCCCCGCCGTTGGCTAGATTACTAGTCAGATCAGGGATGCCAATTACATCGACATTCGCCTCAAAAATCATGCTGGCGATATTCGCCGCCGCCCCATCCGCGTTTTTGACTGCATCAAGGCAATGCTGAAGCACAGGCAGCCCCCAGCCGTCGTTAATCACGCTCATATTAGGCTCGCCCATTAAAATGGCAAAATGCGAAGGATGTATCTGTGTTTGATTTTTTGAGCCTGCTACGGTGTAGTATTTCGGGCGGTTGTAGTATTCGCTCAACGGGTCGGTTTCGATCTCACCTGCTACCAACTCACGACGGCCTAACACAGTCAGGTATCTAATACCGCCCCGCTGTAAGCGCTCTACACTTAGCGGCTCGGTTAAATCCTGATCAGTACCGATAAAAATACCTGCCCCACCGAATAGCCTAGCCTTGATCTTAGCCTCTAATAGCTTACTCTTGAGCTTGAGCCGCTCTTCCTCGGCAATGATTTTTGTCACATCCTCGCCCTGCCACGCTCGCCACTTGCGCAGCATATCGCCAGCGGGGACATTAATCAGTTTACGAGCCGCCCAACTGGTCGCATAGGCTGCTATTAACTGATCATCCGTTAAGCGTGTATAGCCGTAAGTCGTTGCGGCCGCTTTATCTTTTAACGGGTTGCCTAGATTGCTAATGAGTGAGCGTAGGCCGTCGTAGAGTTTCATAGCATTTTCCCAATATCGTAAGAGCCGCGTCTCGCGCCTTCACAGGCATAGCGTAGGGCATCAATGAGATGATTATTTTTATCTTCAAAGATCGGCAATACCGCACCTGTCAACTTATCTTGCTTATAGCGATAAGCGCTCAGCTCAGAAATAGTGTGTTTGCAGCGAGGATGCACGATCAGGTCAAATGATTTAAGCCATTCAATGCCATCCTCGACGCTGCCAGCCCCTTTAGCTGCTGACTGTATGCGCGGGTAGCCATTCTTTTTCATATAGCTGATTGTTTCAGGCCGGGCAGAGTCCGCAGTAATAGGCCACCGCCGCGCATCAGGCACAGCATCAAATAACGCTGGCGTATCAGTGATTTCGCAGCCGATTTTATAGGCTTCGTGGTCGACAAATAGCTTGCGCCCGATAATAAAACAGCGAATTAACACCGTTGGATCAATAGCAAAACCCCAGTCAGCACCAAGGCGAAACACCGCGTCAGGCGGCGCGTCGAACTCCTCAATAGACCAGTTTCGGAACACCAGCGCCTCGCCAAACGTTTGATATTGACCCTCCCAGACATGGAGATATTTGTCATAGTCGCGCCTGCGGTCGTACTCCATCTCTTCGCGTAGCACGTCTGGGAACCACGGGTTATCCGAGTAGTTGACATTGATCACCGTGGTATTGTCAGGCGGGTTTTCGCCGCGCAATAGCACATCAACCGGATCAGTTTCGTATTGCGGGTTCCAGCTAAACCAGATTTCTGATTCTGGCTTGCGGATGGTGGGGCGCAACAGGTCTAGGCTACGCTGGCTAATACTCTGAGCTTCTTCGACCCATGCCCTATCAAAGCCCTCTAGCGATTTTATACTGTCAGCCGTGTGATTCTGCATCCCTTGAAATATCATGATGCCTGAACCGCGTGTTGATTTGATGACAGCTTCCTGCACCTCAAAATAATGACCAACACCAAGCTGCTCTATTTTGTTTTCAATCAGGAGCTTTGCTGACATTTTGATAGATTTTTGCACTTCACGGATGCAAACGGATTTCTGATTTTGATTCGCGACATGCTCTTCCACGAGCAATTCAGCAAAAAAATGAGACTTACCCGACCCCCTGCCACCATGCGCACCTTTATAACGAGACGGCGACAACAGCGGAATCGCCCAAGGAGGGGTGTCTATATCAAGATTCATGGTGGACTATCCGGCGCGTAATACTTGTTATTTCGCCACTATGCTTGACATCCTGCTTGTCCGGCGCATTCAGTCCGTGGAGTTTTGCTAGACCGCTAGTCGCTGACACCATCGCCGATGGATTGCCATTTTGCTTCCCGATTCGCCACGCCTCCTTAAACATCGCATCCAATGTATCCACGGTGGTGTTGTTGCGCTTTTGGCTGGCTTTTTGAAGCTCTTCGTATCTTGCCGCTACATTGCCGTTTTCGGCAACTTCGACTGCTTTTCTATTTATCGTCGATTCAGCCATCTCGCGGCAGTCGTATGCCTGTCGGTACGCCTCCGTCTTATTCCCGGTGGCGTGCCAAACTTGGGCGAATTTTTCTTGTTTTGCGGTAAGGGTCATCTTTCATCTTTTTTAGTTAGTTTAGTATGGCTCAGTGTATTCAGGTTTATAGTCGGTTGGGCGTCCGCGCTTAGCCACTTGTTATTTGCCTAGCATTTCAGCAATTTCATTAAAAGTGCGCCCATCACTTTCGAGAATGGCTTGCTTGCCAGTGTGCCTTTGCCATCTAGCTATGATTGCGTCGACATAGATGGGTGAATATTCCATTAGCCTCGAAGTTCTTCCACATTGCTCGGATGCGATTAACGTTGTGCCGCTGCCGCCAAATGAATCGAGGACAATATCACCTGCGCGGGTGTTATTCTTGATCTGATATTCAAACAAAGAGACGGGCTTCATCGTTGGATGGATATCATTGCGCGTCGGCCTGTCGAATTGCAGCGTCGTTGCCTGCTTTCTGTCAGACGACCACAAGTGAGCAGCGCCATCCTTCCACCCATAAAGACAAGGCTCGTGCCTCCAGTGATAGTCCTGCCTGCCCAGTACGATTGAATTCTTAACCCAAATCAGGCACTGCCTTACGCGCCAGCCAATATCCGCAGCCGCGCCGCGAAAGTTAAAACCTTCTAAATCAGCATGCCAGATATAAAAAACAGCGCCAGACCTCATTACTGAATCCGCGCACCTGTATGCGCCAACGAGAAACTCTCTAAAGCTACCATCAGACATTGAATCATTGTCAATAGTAAGCGCATCCTTTGTTTTGCCAGTATAGTTGACGTTGTATGGTGGGTCAGTCAGCCACATATCAGCGACCCCCCCCGCCATCAGTTGATCAACGTCCTCCGCACTAGTCGAGTCACCACACATAACCCTGTGCTCACCGCACAACCAAATCATGCCTCGCTGCGTGACCGGCTCAGATTCGCTGATCTCTGGAATTTCATCAGGGTCGCCCTGATAGTCAGGCTCCTCATCACCCAGCTCCAACTCAAACCCTGTTAAGCTCAAATCAAAATCAAGCTCACTTAGCGCCTCTAGCTCTAAATTAACTAGCTCCATATCCCATTCAGTACCGACCTCGCCTAGGCGATTATCAGCTAAGATGTACGCTTTTTTTTGCGCGGCGCTTAGATGACTAAGCTCAATCGTCGGCACTGTTTCTAGCCCCAGCTTTTGCGCGGCCTGTAGCCTGCCGTGGCCCGCAATCACGCCATTATCGCCATCGGTTAAAATGGGATTATTAAAACCAAATTCCTTGATACTTGCGGCCAGCATCGCGACTTGATCGGCGCTATGCTTTTTTGCGTTATTAATATACGGCAGCAAATCAGCCGTTGCTTTGTAGGTAATCGCTAAATTATTCATTCGACCCTGAACCAAAATTGAGAGGGCATCATGTCATTGCCGCATTCATGCGCAACCGTAAAACCAACCGCCACAGGGTGAATGCCGAGCGGAACGTCCCAGCGAATGCGACCCAAATCAATCACGCCCTCGGGAAATGATGAGTTTGGCGTGTTGTCGTCAATGTATGTCATAGTTGTTTCGTGTATTAACGCGCCATCCTTATAGTAGCCCATTTCGCTTTCTGGGATGCGCCGACAATTGCGCTGTTTTTTCCCGATAAAATTGGCCTCCACCGCATTGGGCGAAATTTCAAACAGGCCGCTAGGCTTGATGTATGTCATCACAGGCTGGCTACTAGATAACATGCGCGTCACAGTCAGTATGACCAAAATAGCAACCATCGCCGAACACAACAGCGCGAGACCAGCGTATAAATAATTGCCTATTTTTTTAGCCATTTCTCGAATACCTTTTCCAGCAGTCCTGACATCTGCATACCCGTTAGACCAGTTGCGAACCCCATAGCCTTGCCAACTCCACCCAGTGCTTGATCGGGATTTTTCGGCGCTAGATACTCGATAGCTGTCCATGTCAATACCGGAGCCAGATAAGAGGCTGCAACCGCGCCGACCACGGCAAACAAAAGAATGCGCGTGAGGGTTTCACGCTTGGAAATAGCGCGAATCGCGCCGCCTGCCGCGCCTGCCGCTGCATGGCTATCAACAAATTGCTGTATAAAATCGAAAAAATTAAAGTTTGGCATGTTGTTTTCATTACTGTACCGCGTCCCTTGCGGTTAACCCTTAAGATTTTCGCCCGTTACTGTTACGCCCGCAGATTCCGTAGGCGGCTCTGGCAACTCATAACGCTGCGCAATCTGTGCGAGCGTACTTTCCCTGCTCAAATGCAGCGCATCAATTCGCGTCTTGGATTCGGCCTTTTCGACTGAAACTAATTCCCGCAGTCGTTCAATGCGCTGCTCACTGGATTCGGTTTCGGCTTTGATTAGCGCCTCATAATGCGCGGCAATCGTGCTTAAATCCTGCTTGCGCATCTCGTCGAGTAGTGCAAAAAGACTCATTTTTCGTTAGCTCCTACAGTAATAGCTGGGCGGGTTTTATTGCGGGTAACACCTCGATAGGCTGTGGATAACCCAAGCGCCCCGAGAAGTACGTAGATTTGCTCGGGAATAACAATTCCAAACAGCTCAGCAGCCGCTAATGCGGCGGTCGTGAGCATAATCAAGTGAGTTTTCCAGCCTGCAAACCAGTCCAAAGGATTTTTAAACCATTTCGGTTTTTGCGGCTCCGACTCAGGCTCTGCATAAGCTTCGATAGCGCTTTCTTGCTGCTCTAAATCATCATCATTGGACGGCTCATAAATCGGGCTGTAATCAATAGCACTATCACTGCTAGCAATGTCCAAAGCGGTGTAATACGCCTGTGCATAACTTGCGATTAATTGGGCTTTATCCAGACCACCATTCACGATGTTGCGCGCGCCAATATAATCACAGCGTTTCGAGTCAAAATAATCACTGAGCTTGTACGGTCTGCCGTCTGAGCGTCTGCGATAGTCACCATCGCGCATCCCCTCGACTAAGAGCCGAGCGCCAATATCTGGCTGCTCCGCTAGCTCTGGCGAGTTCTCAAGATCAATCCCCATTTTTGCGCCTTGCTTGCGATAGTTGTAACGCCCTGTAATTCCGACCGGGCCACGTCCGCAATAACGAACCCCATCACCCGCTCTTACATTGCCCAGCTCTTTAGCTTTTGCGGGGCGTTGGCCTTTGATGTCATACAGCCGCGTAAAACGAGCAGCATCACCCAGCTCTTTGTAGTAAAGCCACTCACCAGCCTCATGATGTCCAGTAGCCAGCACATACGCCCACGCGCCTAGGTGATCGACAGCCGCATACTCCAGTTCAATCAGCACAGCCTTAATTCGATCAACCTGCACTTGCTTCAGCCGACCTTTAAAAAGCGTCTTGCGGATGTGATCAAAAAACTTAGCGTAATCTAGGCCAATACTCTGCACCTCTGGAGCTTCAGCTTGCTCAAACTCAGGCTCAATAACCTGATCTTCCGTGTCCTCGATAACTACCCGCGAAGCCTGCCCCTGAATGCGGTTATTGCGACTTTTAAC